AATTAAATCTGCAACAATAACTTCACGACGTATAAATTCTGCATCAGATGGTTTGATTAGATTTCCTTCTAAATCTAAAATTCTAGATTCAACACCGTATAATACTTTAAATAAAATTCTTATTGATTCTTCTACACCTTTTGATTGATAGAAAGAGCGAGCAAATTTGACAAAATTACCTACATCTAATTTTTCTGAGAAATCATTGTTTTCTAAACCAGGTAAAAAGGTCTTCTTCATTTTCTTGAAGAATTCCTGAATGAATAATACTGAAAGGTTTGTTAAATTTGAACCAGATGTATGGGAAGATGCTGTTGTTTCATCAAATTTTAAACTCTCACGATTAATTTCAAGAAGTGATGAAGAGACTCCTACATTAAAACCAGTTATACCACTAAATCCACGGATACAACCAGTAAATGAATTTGTAGTTATTCCTGTATAAGATATAATTTCATCATCTATTTTTAATAATCCATATTCAGAAGGAAAACCTTTTGTACTAGGAACAGTAATTGTAGTATCTGTTGTTGATATTCCAGCAGAAATGCTAGTAACTCCAACTACAACCTCTGGAACTAAATTATCAACTTTTAAATATTGATCTAAATTAGTAACTAAATCAAGAGGTCCACCTTGAAACTCTTGTGAAATGTAATATTGTTTTAAAAACTCAGTAGCATTAGGAAAATCAGATACCAGAAATTCAGGTAACTGATTCTCAATAATAGTATTGACTTTTATTCTTTTGTCAATTTGTGACATAAATTATTTCCTCTCTAAGTCTCCATTAGAGTAACTTGATGTATAGTAATCTCTTGTGAATACAACTCCTGAAACATCTTCACCTGAAGCAATTACATCCTTGATAGTATTTATTGTACTCTTTGAAACATCAAAATTAAGATACAAATCTTTCAATCCAACAACATCATTTGACTCAGGGAAAGCTTGAACCTCAATAATATTATTTTCACTGACTGTTGATGTAATATTTACTGTATTTAAAATTACCTCACCCTTCATATAGTCAACAAGACCTGCATCTCTTACAATAACTCTTTGTTGGTTCTTATTATTTTTAGTAACGATACTCAGAGTACCTAATCCACTACCATCTAAATTACCAGATGCATTTTTATTTGGAACATCAGTAATATAAGCAACATCATTAAATCCATTAATTGTAAATCCTGTACTCTTTATATTATATCCAGCAGGGTTGATATTGAATTTATTACCAAAGCATAGTTCATACTGTGCAAACTGATTTAAAAGTGCCTTCAAATCTCTTCTCACGATTACCTTTGTAATGTTAGATGTAATTCCATTATCTACACGGTCAATAAGAGTTGATACTTTACTATATTTAAATCTACCACCAAACTTATTAATTTCAACATTTGATGCATATTCATTCAGTGAATTAATAATTGAAGTTCTCAAATTAGTTGCCGATGGTATCGCTGATGGATTGTAGTAAGCAGTACAGTCAATCTCCACATATAGAATCTTCAAGTCAATTATTTCAGAGTTTATACCAGCGATAGCGTAATTTTTTAATTTGTTTTTGATTTGTGATTTATCAAAGTCCGATACAAATGTACCGTTTTTTGGTTTGATACTAATTTGAACCTTACCAAATTGTGGTGGGTTTAACTCCTCTCCCCCAATCACAGCTACTGACTCTGCTTGTGGGAAAATTGTACCAATTATTGCTTCATAATCTCTTGGTGTAACTGCTCTGTATTGTGCTGAGTAAAGTCTTGGAGCAAAATACTTAATAGAAGACACATCTTCAACTTCTGAACCGTTGGAGGCATTTGAAACAGTAGTTACTGTAACACTATCAGATGGTGTGAATATTGTTGAATCACTTTTTAAAAATGTTCCTTGGAAACTAAAATTAGATGCACCATTACCAGTTTCCCCTTCACATACAATATATCTTGCAGTCACAGTTGAGGTATTTTCTAATTTTCTTCCAAATAATCCATCACCAAATAATATTTCATATTTTTCATCCTGAACTTCCTGTGCTAAGAATATCTCAGAATTTTTATCAATGTTTAATATATTATCAACCATTCGATACTTACGACCTAAACTAACGTCATTTGGTCCTGAAACAAATACTCTTAATGTTGAACTATCAATGTTCGGACTATCAATTATAAATCTCTGATCTATAGATGTGTCAACACGATATACTCTTGATAGGTATGTTCCCTCATGAATCGTAATTGGATCATCAAATTGAGCAAATGATGTGCCTCCAATATCTTTAACTCTTGTAGATGTAACGTTATCAGGTATTGAGAATCGATAAGTTGTATTTTCTGCACTACCAACACAAACTAAACCTGATTGAAGCGTTAAGAACTTTGTAGTGCTATCATTTGTTGTACCTACGTTTATGTCTCCAATTCGCACTTGTGCTGTTGCAGCGGTTTTTGAACGGGGTACATAACCAATATTTCTTGCAAGTGATATTACATTCTCTCTAATTGTTGCAGAATCCAAGAAAGATTCATTTGCAACCAAATTTGCATTAAATGAGTTAATATATGTGTTGTAAGCTAATGTATCAAGTAAGACTGAAAAGTTAGAACCTTCAAAATCAAAATCTGTAAAATTAGAATTTGATCTTAGGAAATCTTTTATTTGTGCTTTGATTTGATCAAAGTCTAAACTTGTAAACTGAGTAAAGGGCATATTATCTTGTTGGTTCTAAAATAAAGGAAAATGACTGAGTAGGTACATCTAATCCCCTGATATCAAAAAATACGCTAACATCAAATTGGTTGTCATCAGGTCGTGCTCTGACAGTAGCACCTACGTTAGCGACTCTAGGTTCAAAATTGGCAAGCACTTCACGAATTTGATCTTCAATTGTCATTACAGTCATACGATCAAAGTTCTCAAACAAACTATCACGAACGTCTGTTCCCAACAGTGAGTTAAAAAACCTCTCTGTAGGTATCGTTTCAACCAAATTTCTTACTGATCTAATAATAGCTCGCTCATTTACAAGCACAGGAAGGTCTTTTGTCACTGGATGTGGTGTAAAAGACAAACTGATATCCTTAAATGCTCTTGATTTGCGTTGAATCGCCATTATTAATGCTTTTAGATTTATTTATACCCTATCTTGCATAATCTTTCATCACATAATCATCACTATCAAAGTATTCAAGCAACCACCAAGCGACTGAACGTGGATTTTTGCCTCCACAAGTGAAAATATCGAATGCGACACACTTTTTTTCTGGCCAAGTATGGCAAGAAAGGTGACTTTCTCCCAATGTAACAGTACAAGTCACTCCATAGGGGTCAAATTGGTGAGTATATACGTTCAATACCTGTAAATCTTCAGATTGACAAGCTCCAACACATCTTTCTTCGATACTTTTTGCATCATTCAACTTATCAAAGGGTACATTATACACCTCGACAAGCACATGACTGCCCATATGAGCATTTTTTACATTTTTATTCGTCATTAATGACTCCGTAATCATCTTCTAAGACCTCTTCAAGGTATTTTTTGTCCCAATGGTCGTAATAATCAGTTTTTGCCAACTTTTTTCGTGCTTCAGTCAATTCTTCTCTTGGTTGGCAGAGTACTAAGTTATATTTACCATTGTTTGTTTGCACTCCGTTGATAAAAGTGTTGGAATTTCGATGATCTGCAATGAATTTGTAGTCCTCATAGTTCCGATTGTAGTCATCAACTGCATCATAGAGGAAATCTGCACTAATATCTTCTTCAACTATGTAAATTATAACATCAAAATCAGAATTTGGTCTGATTTGTGATAATTTTTGTTCTTGAATACTAAAATTAGCACCTGACGCATAAGGACAGATGCTAAAATTACCTAATTCTGGTCTAACTTTGGATAATTGGGCAATCCAATGTAAAATATACCTACTCTTCTCGTCTTTCATCGGGTGTTGTCCAGAAGTAATCGTCACAATCACCTAATCGACCCCAGTTAACATCATTCTCGACTTCAAAAATACGTGTCGAGACCTTAAAATCAGGTATTTTGACGTTTTGTGGTGTCATTGAGGTGTCAAAGATGCGACAACGGTTGTTTGGATAGAGACAATACTGCCCATTTCGCAATTCAATCAGATTAAAGGACTTATGTTCATCAGGCATCTCACTTGTTGATGCATCAATCTGGTCAAAATCACCGTGATAGTTGTCAAGAGTGCAAATATACTGTCCTTTTTGGTTTCCAAAGTGTCTTGTACGACATTCCCACTCCATTGGAGCTACAAATTGCTTGACAACCACTGTAAAATCATAGTCCATACAGTTCCAGAACTGTAAATTCACCAAATCCATATCTGGGTCTGGTTTTTCTGGTCGAGAGAGGAAAGCGGATATGGGTAATTTATCATACATTGCACCATATTCGGGTAGATATGTCTCAAAATAGAAAGCACGACCTTGAATTGACTTGGCACATACCCATAGTCCTTCCACATACTCTCCGTGACCTGATTGAAAGTCAGTTAAATATTCTTTTCGTACCCAGACTTTCTTTGTGGGTAGATTTGCAATTAAGTTTGCCATGTTTCAAAGAAGTTAGAAATTTCGTATCCGTCTAATTTTTTCTTATATTCTGCCTCTTCTCCCAAATAGTAATAATCATATCCAAGTCTCTTATATCTTGCAATCTCACTTTTATTTGCAATATGACCCAGACTCAGTTTTTTGTTCTTATAGTTCCATGCAAATTGATCTGCCCATACACTATTTACACTCTTAAACTTATAGGCAAGTGTAAATGCCACTAAATCGTTTTGGTCATAGTAACCAATAATATCTGTATGAGGTAATTCAAACTCCTCAAGAAAGATTGGTACAACATCCGTAAACTTCTTATAAGTTACATACTCTCGATAGATATCAAGACAACGTTTAAAAGAAGAACTATCAAGAATACGATAGTTGTGGTATTCCTGATAGTTTGTGTCCTGTAGTCGGATTCGACAATACATTAATGTCCTTGTCCTCTGTATCTTTTACGAGTCGAGTTACGGGAGGTTGCCGAGTATTTCGAGTGTTTCCCTCTTCCTTGTCGAGTTTTTTTCGGACGAGCATCACGATTATAAGTACTGCCCGATAACATTCCTTTAGCCATTGTGTGGTTCCTCTATGTAAACTTCATAAGTAATATCTTTCGATGTCAGAGTCTTGTTGTAATAAGACTCAATTGCAAGGTCTTCCATAATGTCAAACATTTCTGATTCTGATACATTCCAGAAGATGACCTTGCCTTGTCGAAGAACGTTATAACGCTCTATCTTTTTTTCTTTTTTCTGTTCTCCCATTTGTAAAATACAAAAAGACCGATTGTAATCCATAGTATAAGTGTAAATCCTGTATGTGCTCCCATAACAACTCCGTTAATGTGGATTATAATACTGTAACATCAAGATAAGGATGAATACAATCACCAATATTGTGAGTACTAGCATCATATGATTCTTGTCTTCTCATGTCCAACTCTTACCTGTGGGTCACACCAGATTTCAAATCCTGCTTCTTTTGCATCAAGACAGAATGAGACATCCTCACCACACATATC